TTGGGATGATAGGGAACGGTTTCATCTTTTCGCTGGTTTTGTTATTGGTATTGCTAAGTCTATGGAGATAAACCTTAGATGGGGCGGTGATTGGAATATGAACTTTGAAGTGGATGATAATAATTTTGATGATTTTCCACATTTTGAACTTATAGATTAGGAGAATAAATGGCGTACGATGCAAAAGCAAAACAATTATTTATAGAAGAATTAACAGGTAAAAAAGCACCAAAAGGTATGGCGCCAAAGCCTTTAATTCCTGATAATAGTGCTAAAGGTAGAGATAAAAGGATAAGAATGGGATTACTTGATTATGTCATGAATAATCCTGAATTTAATCCTAGAAAGAATCGTGAAGATTTTGCTGATATGAATGACGCTTTATTGTGGGCTAAATACTTAGGAATGGCTCTTGACCCAAAAAGATTAGGACATTATCCTGGTGGCTATGGTAAAGATAACTTTATACCCAACTATGATGTTAGAGATTTAGTAGGAATGGCAGCAGGACCTGAAGATTACTCTGAAAGAGTTCCTACTATAACTAAAGAATTATTAAAAAATTACTAAATGTATACAGTAAATATAGACCATAAAGACATAGGTCTTACTACGTATACTATTTATAGAAAAGAAGAAGCGGATGAAAAGGGAATAGAGTATGTATACTGGAAAATGGTTCAACCTGGGGGATATGCTATATCTGATGATAACTATGTTGCTAAATGCATTAATCGCAAGGAGTATCCTTCTAATCATGACAAAAACAATATATATCTCAGGTTCCCATGGGGCTACACTTTTTTTAATCCTAAGTATGCTTCTAAGAAATTAAAGGTATCAGGCAGAAAAACTAATACAACCTTTACAGGCAAACCTATGCTAGAGGTTAAAGCTGGGCAAGATATGATGAAAAACCTTGCTAAAGCTTATTCTGTTACCTGGGACTACAACTTAGCTCTTGATATGGTTCTTGGAGATTATACTCCATCAGAGTTTAAAAAGTGGAAAAGAGCGATGAAAACGGAGGTTTTTAGTAAAATGGTAAAAGAAGAACTATCTGATATGCTAACTGAGCATGGCCTAGATAAAACATATACTTTAGATTTATTATCTGAGGTTATAGGCATGGCTAAAGATAAAAAAGATGTTACTAATCTTATGCGTGCTGTAGAGAATTTACAGGGTATGCATGGTATGAAAGAAAAACAGCTTGTTAAAACAACTGAAAAACTAGAAGCTATAAGCAATACTAAACTTATTGATGAATTAAGAGAAGAAGAAGATAAGCTTATAGCAACTAAAACTGTAACAGAAGAGAGAGAATAATGCCAAAAGGAAAAGGTACGTACGGTAAAAAAAAGGGTAGACCACCTAAAAAGAAGAAAAAATAATGATAAACGTTTTTATAAAATTAGGTTTAAAAGCAGCTCAAAAGTATTTAAAGTTCGCTTCGTCAAAAGCTATCTATACAGAAGCTGGTAAAAAAACACTTCAACAAACTTCTAGAATGCTTCAAGCATCTCCTTCTACATTAAGGATGATGGCTAAAGATAGAATAGCAACAAAAAAATTAATTGAAAAGTTAAATGTTAGATATAATAAAAATATACCTATAGACCCTTATAAAGGTAAATGGGGTTATGATAACGAGATTTTTAGATTAAATAGATACAGAACTAAAGACTACCCTAGGTTAACTAAGAAAAAAAATATAGGCGAAAAGTTTGGAAAAGCTAAATAGTGTATAAAACAAAGCAATTTAAAATAGAAACTCCCGTAGGAAGTATAGAGAGTGATAGCGGCAGCCACATAGTTGATGTCGCTTCTGTCTTTATAGGAGTAATATTTATTTATATAGTCGCTAAAAAGATAAAAGACTTATTATGATGGATTTTGAAGCTCAATACGAGCAAATGCAAGCTTTAAAAAAGCTTCGTAATAACATGGCTCTGTTTGGAAGGCACTGCTTCCCCACAGCCCTGAGAAAGAGTACACCCCCCTTTCATAACGATGTGTACTCGGCCCTCGCTAACGATGAAAAAAGGAGGGTATTAATTGCAGCACCTCGTGGTACAGCGAAGTCTACAGTTACTACCCTCATCTTTCCTTTATGGAAAATAGCATTCAAGGCATCTGATGAAGATTTATTTATGGTTATTATATCTGAGTCACAGACTCAGTCTATTAACTTCTTATCGCGTATTAAATATCACCTTACTCATTCTGATAAATTCAAAGCTATATTTGGGGATTTAGGCCCTACTACAGCACAGCGTTGGACTAATAACGATGTAGTACTTGCTAATGGCGCAAGGATTATAGCTGTAGGTACAGGACAAAGAGTTAGAGGATTTATTGAGGGTGACACAAGACCTAACCTTATTATAGTAGACGATTTTGAGTCTGAGCTTAATGCATTCACACCAGAAGCTAGAGCTAAGAATAGAAAGTGGGTTACAGAAGCTGTAATACCATCATTATCAGATGAAGGTAAAATAGCTATGATAGGTACTGTAATATCTGAGGATTGTTTTTTATACTGGGCTAAAGAATCAGATGCGTGGCATACACTATGGTATTCTATATGGGATGAAGATGAAAAGAGTATATGGCCCGAAAGATTTCCTAAATCACGTATATTAGAGATTAAAAAAGAATTTCAATCAGTAGGGAACTTAAATGGTTTTTATCAAGAGTATATGAATATAGCTCAGTCTCCTGATATGGCTCCGTTCAAACCAGAATGGATTAAGTTGCATCATTATGATTATGAAAGAATAGATGGGCAAAACTGCCTAGTTAGGACAAAAGGTGATGAAAAAGAAATTAAACCAGTGGAAATCTATTGTGGAGTTGACCCTGCTAGCTCCCTTTCTTCCACTGCTGATTATTTTGTTGTGTCTACAATCGGTGTTGACTATGATAATAATAAGTATATTATTGATGTATATAGGGATAGAATTAGTCCTGCAGAACAGCCTCAGAAGCTTATTGATATTTACAAGAAGTATAAACCCAAAAGAATGAAGATAGAAACTGTTGGTTATCAAGAAGCTCTTAGAACAGCTGTTAGAGAACTAATGTTAAAAGAAAGTATTTATATACCTGGACTTGAAAAAGGTGTAAAACCAAGAAATAGAAAAAGTGAACGTTTATTATCATTAGTACCTTTATTTGCTAAAGGGACATTTTATTTTAGACCACAAGACAACATTCCTCAGCAAGAATTTTTAAGTTATCCAAGAGGAAAACATGACGATGTTATGGACGCAATATGGACTGCATTAGATGGAGCAAGGCCTTCTAGGCGTCAATCTTTAAATAAAGTTGATAAAAATAAGCAAAAACTAAAGAAAAAGCTTGATTGGATGACATTATAATTGTATATTAAGTTGATAAAAATTAGGTAATTATGGCAGAAAAGAAGACACCCAAAATCGTAAATGAGACTTTAAGGCTATTTAAAGACTACTCTACTAAAAGAGATGCTTGGGCTCAACAAGCCAAAGAAGATAAAGAATTTCGTTTAGGTAGACAATGGACTAAAGAACAAGCGGAAGTATTAGAAGCAAGAGGACAAGCTCCTATTGTTGTTAATAGAATACATCCTGCTGTTGAAACAGCTAAAGCCATGCTTACTGCTAATAGACCATCATTTAGATGTGCCCCAAGAGAAGATAGTGATAGAAAGGTTGCTAATGTATTTAGTGCCCTTTTAAGCTATATGTACGATATATCTGATGGTAGAACTATTATTAGACAAGCTATAGATGATTACTATGTAATGGGTGTAGGTTATATTAACGTATATCAAGACCCTAAGAAAGATATGGGTAAAGGTGAGGTTTGTATGCACAATATAGACCCATTAGACGTATATGTAGACCCTAATAGTAGAGATAGATTCTTTGATGATGCTGAAAATATTATTGTTTCTAGGCTATTTAGTAGAGACCAAGCTAAAAAGTTATATCCTCAATATAAGAAAGAAATAGACCAAGCTAGTAGTGAACAAGACTTTAATTCACCTGAAACAGGTAGAGATAATGTAAGTAAAGTATTTTTTCCAGAAGATGTAGGTTTATTACATGAACAAAGTGAATATGTTAGAGGATATGAAAGATATTCTAAAATAGAAGTTCAAAAGATAAGAACTTATGAAGAATTTAGCGGTAAAGAAGAATTATTAAGTAAAGAAGAGTTTGACGAGTATATACAAAAACCAGCTTGGATAATAGAAGGTCAAATTATAACTGACCAAGCACAAGCAGAGCAAATCTATGCTCAATTAATGGAACAATTTCAACTTGCAGAAGAAGAAGCAAAACTTGCAATGGAGCAAGAAATGCAAGCGCAAGGCGCTCCAGTTGATGCTAGTACACCTTCTACAGGCATTGTTCCGCCTCAAGTAGAGCAAGTTGATTATCAAGATTTAATATTAAGACAAGCAATTAGAACAGTTCAAATAAATGTAGTTAGAATTAAACAATGTATCATTATAGGTGAAACTTTATTATATTCTAGAATATTACCTACTGAGCATTATCCTATAGTACCAATGTGTAATCTTCATACTCGTACACCTTATCCTACATCTGATGTAAGAATGGTTAAAGGATTACAAGAATACATTAATAAGACTCGTTCTTTAATTATTGCACACGCTACTACAAGTACTAATACTAAGATATTAGTTCCTGAAGGTAGTGTAGATATGAAAGATTTTGAAGAAAAGTGGGCACAACCTGGTGTGGCTATACCTTATGACCCAACAGATGGTGCTCCAGTTACTGTACAACCTAGTCCATTACCTAACGAGCTGTATTCTAATGAGCAAACAGCTAAAAGCGATATAGACCATCAGCTTGGTTTATACGAAATGATGATGGGTAATACTGCAGCAGCTCCACAAACATATAAAGCTACTATATCACTTGATGAGTTTGGACAGCGTAAGATAAAATCTAAGCTTTCAGATATAGAGCAAGCTTTAGTAAGAGTTGCACAAGTTGCTATACCTTTAATGCAACAATTATATAGTACAGAAAAAACATTTAGACTTGTTAACCCAAACAATTCTATGAGTGAGTACGTTATAAATAAACGTTTATACGATGATAAAACAGGTGAAGCACAGATTATTAACGATATTACAGTTGGAATGTATGATGTAATAGTTGTTAGTGGAAGTACATTACCTACAAATAGATTTGCTGAACTTGAGTTTTATATGGATGCTTACCAAAAAGGTTTAGTAGACAGACAAGAAGTTCTTAAGAAAACAGAAATATTTGATATAGAAGGCGTAATGCAACGTACTGATGAAATACAAAAATTACAATCTATGGTAGAACAACAGTCCGAAGAGATTAAGAAACTAAAAGGTGACCTACAAACTAGAGATAGAGAAGCTGTAGGATTACGTAAGAAAGTTGAAATCGAGAAGTTTAAAGGCGAATTAGACCAAGTGTCTAATAAAACTAAGGCTGCAGGGACCTTGTTTGAAAAAAGATTGGATGATAATTTAGCCACTGTGAAGCGTCAGATAGCTGATGCTAGCAAAGAACAAGGCTCACCTACTGGTGGCAAAGTAGCAGCCAAAGATAGAAAGAAGTAACATGGACGCGTTAGAGACAAACCAAAATGCAGACACCCCTGAAAGTCAGGGCTCTGAACAATTATCGGTAGAACAAGCGTTCTTCACAAGTGAAGAGCAAGCAAGTAATGAGGCAGTTGGGACTCCTGAAGAACAGGAAACTCCCGCTGGAGATGGCATTAATGTTGAAGATACTCAAGCTAAAAACGATGAGCGAAGATTCCAATATTGGCAATCTGAAGCTGATAAAGTTAAGAATGAGAATGAGCAACTTAAAATGCAAATGCAACAAATGGCTCAAATGCAGCAAGCACAACCTGCTCCTGCACAAGAAGAGCCTGTTGAAGAATTTCCTCCACCTCCTGAAAAGCCAGAGGCTCCTGCGGGATTTAACAGAGCGGAAGCTATGGAAGACCCTAGAAGCCCTAGTGCTCAATACTTAAATAAGTTAGACAGCTGGAGAGATGATATAACTGAATACAATGCGTTAAAAAACCAGTATGATACTGCTATTTTAAGAGAGAAATTTGAAGCTCAAGAAAAACAAAGACAAAACGAGATTCAAAAAGCTCAAGCTTATCAACAACAGCAAACGCAAATGAATGAAGTTTATCAAAGAGTACAAGGTGAACATGGGCTTACCCCTGAAGAAGCAGGAGAGTTTATGCAGACCATGTCGAGACCAGAAAGTCTAACAATAGATAATTTAGTTCAACTGTACAGACTACAGAAAGGTTCTGGACAGCCAGTAGCACAAACACCGCCACCAGGCCCTAGTGATACGTTTAATCAACAATCTAGAGCTCAGGCAGTACCATCACCGATGGGTGTGTTACCAGCTCAACAGAATGAGTCTACAGTTAGTGCAGAGGACCAAATTATGGATTCGATGATTAGTGGTTATAAAAAAAATAACCCTTGGTAAATAACTAAACTCCTACTCGAAGGTCTACGCGACAGCTGAGAGAGGAATAAATTGATTGGAGATTGTAAAATGGCATTTTATAGTGGAAATGCTGGGAGTACTGTTACAGGTGTTACGATTGACGATAATAGAAGAGTCTTTAATTTCGGAGATAGAGTTGCAGAACTCGCTCCTCAACAAAGCCCATTTTTCGTTTATCTATCAAAGGTAGCTAAAAAAGCGACAAACGACCCAGTATTTAAATACTTAGAACAAAGACACCAATGGCAAAGAAGAAACTTTCACTTAGGTGATTCTGTTGATTCTG